ACTGCACCTTGTGTAAGTTTAGGCTTTGCACCCACTTCGTTTTGATAACGTGCGTACAGTCCCTGAACTGCTAACTTAGCTTGCGAAATTGTACCACCTGTGACCGCTTCATCAAAAGCATCGATTTCTTCTTGTGGTAAATTCTCGTTCGCCCACTCAGCCATCGCATCGTAGTTGCCTTGAGCCACGCTTTTGATTTGTCCTTCTTCAGATTGTAACAATGCTTGCTGACCAGCAGCGTAGCTGTCAACTAAATCTCTTGGTAGTCCGGCTTTCTCTAAAGCGTTATAAGTTTCCTCACTAAGTTGACCGTCGTTTTCAAAGAACTCTTTACTTGCCTCCGCAACTGCTTTGTACGCTTCACTAGTGTTCTCTTCAGTTTGTTCTTCGTCGTCCTCAGCTTTCTCTTCGCTTTGTTCAGACTCTTCCGTATCTTCTTTAGGAGCTTGTCCAAGTTTCTTTTCCAACTCGGCGTATGCTTTCGACATGTCCTCCGGACTCTTGAACTTTTCGGGGAGCCATTCCGGGCGGTCGCCTTGCTCTTGCGGTAGTTCCTCGGTTTCGACTTGGGCTTGCTCTTCGGTGGGTTCGATCTCATTCGGTGCTTTCTCGTTAATCTCTACTCGGTGTAATTCAGCCATAGTTTGTTATTCCTCTTGCGGTGGTTGCTGTTGTTGTGCCATGTACTGCTCCTGTGCGGCGTTGATGGCGGGTCCGACTGCGGGTGCTCCGAGCTTCTGTGCCATCTCCATCATCTGAGCTTGTTGCATAGCTTGTTGAATTTCTTCCTCCGTCTTAATCAATCCTTCCGTCTCGATGCCCAAAGCTGTAGCACGACGCTTGAAGTAATCACTGACGTTTAAGTATTGAGTGACGGCTTGTGGTCCTACTACTTGGTTCGCTCCAGCTAAGAACATATCTAATCTATTCAGATCATTACCACGACCAAGAGCTTCCACTCCAGTAACGATAGTAGGTTTAACGACATCTTTAGGTATCTTAGGCAGACGCTTCTCTTTGCCCATCCTATCCATCAAACGATTAACGATGGGTAGTTGTAGCTCCTGTGATAACAAAGAGTAAAGACCACCTAGTGCAGCTTCTAACTCTTGACTGAGCATTCTTATCTCCTCAGCTGTTACACGTTCTGCGTCTCTAACTACGCCAGATGTCAGTAAAAAAGCTTGGCTCAAACGGTCTGTTATACCAGCCATAGTAGCTTGAGCAGTACGGAAGTCATTGAACTTATTAAGTTGTAACACCGATACATCTGCTTCACTACCTTGTACGATTGCACCGTTGGGTGCTTCTGCTAAAGTTCTTGATCTTGTTGTACCGTTAGGGTTAACCATGAACAGTACCTTCGCAGCTGCTGCACTACCTTCTACGATTGCTTTTGTAAGTGCTTCCAACGACTTGAGATCACCGAGGTACTCCTCAACAAATCCTCTACCGTAATCTTCTCCGTCGATATGTGTATAGCGTAAAGGTAACCAAGGTGACTTGTCGATAGAATACGATCCAATCGACTCTTCAATGACCATACCTTTAACATCTTGCTGTACATTAAACTTATCTCCTTCTCTAATAATAGAGGTGTAGAGGTCGCAAGTGTTCTCCTTTTCCTGACGATATACTTCTTCTCTTACGGATTCAGGAAGCATCATAGGAGCTACGGTTTCTTTAATAGCTATGTGTGTAACGTTACCCATTGGGTCCCTCTTCACTACATAACGATCCAGCTTGAACACTCTCATACCACCCTCATCAGGGAGATATAACAAAGAGTTACCAGTAACAAGCAAGTTCTTGAGTGCTTGGAAGATACCGTTCCTGAAGTTCTGTACTTCTACTTCCTGTGATACACTACGCTCTACATCAGCTAATGCTTTCTCTAAGTCAGTACGTAGTTGTTCTGCTCCTTCTACACCGAGGTCTTCCTTTGCTTTGTCTAACTCATAGCGATCTATAACAAGACGAAAGAAGGGAGCGTTAGGTGGGAGCAGTGCAAGCAATAGCTTACTACTTAGATTTAATACTCCTCTAGCTCCGATACCTTGGTACGGTGTGTAATACTTAGTAGCGTAGTTGTGACCATCTGGTGGTAAGACATAAGGAAGTGTAAGCTCAGAAGATGTACGTCCTCTGTCTAAGAATGACCACCGCTGGTTCTCCAACGAATGATATAGCCCTTGGGCTGTTTCGTGCATACCTTAGATAAGTTCTTCGGACTGCCACTCAGGCCCACTCAAGATGCTTAGTATTTCGGAGTGGGTGTACTCTGTCTTGCCGAGCAGAAAAAATGGTTGTGTGCCTTCGTATTTGAGTAGTGCTTTACTTCCATCTAATGAGTAACGAAGTTTATCAGCAGATGTTTGCATCACTTGGTCGAAGTCTACGCTCGATACCTCAGAAGAATCCACAATAACATAATTTATATTATTCATTTTATGTGCGTTTTGTTAAGTCTGTGAAGTCGGCATTAGCTTGTAGTGTGCCGTTGTTAGAACCAACTAAATCATCAGTACTATCATCCATCTTCCATAAATTTATGGGACTCAAATAATCAGCGTTGTTGTATATGTTGCTGACCTCTGAGCTAGTTAAAGCTCGATTAAATACAGCTACATCATCTACATAACCATTAAACGCATATGTGTTATTTGAATCAAACCTCTCACCTATTGTAAAATTGCCTCCACAGGTACTATGTGTTGTTGAAACTGTTCCATCACCTATATTGGTAGAACCTACAGTAGAACCATCCACATAAACTGTGTATGTCGAACCGTTCATAACACCGACCACATGATGCCAATCATCGTCATTTACAGTAGTAGTGTTATTAGCACCATCATACTTAGAAGCCCCATTACCAACAACAAAATACGGCTTTCCACCACTTATGTAAACTTGAAAACCATCATAAAATGCGGAGGGGTCTGTTGCTGAACCAACGCCTGATAAAAGATACATAGTTGCAGTTGAGCTAGTGCGAAACCATGCTGATACACTAAATGCGGTAACTGAACTTATTCCCGAAACATCACCACATTCCATGCGGTCATCAGTACCATCTAGTGCTAGTGAGTGTGTACTTGCTCCTAATACAATAGACACACCATCATTTGCATACGCTCGCCAGCTAGTGCCATCTGATACGTTAATATCTTTACTAGTGGTATTGAATATAGTCAGACCTGTATTACCAACGGCAGACGGTCTAGTGGCTGTAGTGTAAGCTTGAATTGTACTCATGTTTTATGAATCGTTATTGAAGATATACCAAGCGGAACCGTCGTAGATATATAGGTCGTAAGTATCTGTTCCAAATTTAATAGTTACTTCTCCGGTTGGATTGGTTGGTGTTGTTGATAAGATGTTAGATTCAGTGTCTGTATCCTCAATAGTAAAACTACTATCAAGTAGTGTAGCAATAACACCTAATCCAACTGTAGGCAAGACAAACATATTGTTACGAAGCGGTGTCTCCAGCAAGTATAAACGTGTCAGCAGCGTAAGCAACTACACTAGCCACTCCGTACTGTCCGCTAATCTTAGTGTGGGACTGTCTATTGTTAACAGTAGTTCCTGAAGCACTGAACGATACTTGACCTGCTCCTTTTTGTACGAAGCTACAATTAAACCCTGCACCCAATCCGCTTGGTACTGTGACAGTTACAGCAGAAGCGTTGTCTAGTACTACTACTTTACCGTTATCTCCAGCTACTAATGTATAGGTGGTTCCTGTTTGATCGTTGATTGAAGCGTCGAAGTTACTGATAGCGTTTCCGTTGAAGTCGTAACTAGACAAGTTGGAAGCGGATGCTTGCCCCATCAAATTAGTAACAGATACTTTCTTAGTGGTTGCGGTTCCAGCTATGTCGTCAACGATTGCAAGAATGTCTGCACCTGCTGGTGTTGTCAGCTCCGTAAGTTCGGTAATCTTTTTATTAGCCATCTTTAAATTATATTATTTAATCGTTATTGAAAATGTACCAAGCACTGCCATCCCATACATACAAGTCTTGTGTGTCTGCTCCGTACTCTATAGTGTATTGTGTTTGAGTAGTGTCTGCCAGTATCACCGACTCATTGCGGGTAGTGTTTGTTATAATGTAAGAGTTAACTGTATTTAAGAAAGTACCGATGATCGATGCTTGATTGTAGTTAGCACTATCCAATGTAATACCTGTTGATCCACTATTTGGCGTGTCGGATGGATTAGTTAAATCAAAAGTAACAATAGTGTCAGCGTTGCTTGGTACAGTTGTAGATACAGTAAGTACAAGAGTTCCTGTAGATTGTGTCCAGTCAGCAGTTGTACCAAAGATATTACTTGTACTTGTTATACTAAGAGATGCGTTGTCCGCTGTCTGCGACACATCTAGTCCTGTCAATGTAACCGTACCGCTTGTTATGTCTACCTCTGGACGGATTGTTAGAGTAAACGTATTGACTGTATTAGCTACAGTGCTAGAACCTAGTAAAGAGGCTGTAGTAAAATCACCAACTATAACAAGCGAAGATGTAACAGATGTCGTAGTCTCTACTCCGTCTGTCGCTGCTATCCTGTAGTAATATGTAACTGTTTTAGATAAACCTGTATCGTTTACTGTTAAGTCTAATGTACCACTAGATATAGTTGTTGGACTAGAAAACCCAGAGTCTGTATCTCTTTCATAGGTGTAGCTAGTTGCTCCGCTAACTCCGCTCGTGCTTATCGTTGCACCGTCATCTCCGAGCTGAACGACAGCTATATCAGGAGTAGCTAACTCTACATCTTGTTTTGAATCAAACCCATACAGCTCCTCAAATGCGGGGCGTATACAGTTGCTAGGTAAAAGTACTACGTTACTAGGATACCTTGTACCCGTTGGAAACGTAAGAGCCATTGTAGATTACAGAGACTCAACAGTACCAGTAGCGTAGACGCTGTATGTACCGTCAACTCTGCTAGATACTTTAGCTCTGATCTTTTCGTAGTGACCCATATCATCTCTTACCATAATGCTACCGTCTCCTGTGACGGCCTCACTGTGGATAATATGCCAAGCGGAACTATCGCTTAGATAAGCTTCAATGTCTATGGTTGCTCCAGAGGTAACAGAAGATGAAACGATTACAAATGTCCATCCCTTAGAACGCTCAACCGAGAATGCACTGCCCGCTCCGTCAGCTGTAACGGATGAGAGCAACGTCTTTTTATCAAGTGTGCGAAGGCTCATATATATTTATATTTATATTGTTATATTATTGTGAAAGCTGTACTCCCGTTCCACCGTTACCGCCACCCATTCCGATACTAGGACGACGACGAGCTGTAACTTGTTGAGTACCACGACGACGCTTAGTAGGTTGAGTAGCTCTCTTAGTCGGTGCTTTCTCAGCCATAGCTAGAGGCGGTGGAGGTGGTGCTGGCGGAGGTGGAGGTGGTGGTATCTCCGGCATAGGGGGCATCTTAGGTTGGCTGAAACACATGGTATTACTGTACTTGTTTAGTTACTATATCTTGTTCTAGTTGGTCGTCGTAAGTCTGTTGAAGATAATTAATTACACTTCTTTGTCCTACCTTATACCATACCTCACGTTCTGTGTCTGTCAACAGTGGACATTTATCCGGGAATAGTTTGTCAAGTTTATTGATTAAGTCCTGAGACAGAGCGGGTAGTACTATTTCTTCATTCATTGTTATAATCTATATCGTCCAGTTCCGAAGGGAGCTTTCCCTCTTTAATCTTTTCTTCAGTCCAGCACCAAGCCGACGCATTCCACAAGATAGCAGCCGCATGGTCTTCAGAGTTGTCCCCCTCAGCCAGCCCCAACAAATGTCTAAACATCGAGTCATATAATCTACTTAGAGGGAAACCTCGTTTCCAGTTGTTGTCTCCGTAAAGCTTTCCGCCATCTTCAAATCTTTTTGCGAGACGGCGAAGGGCGACTGGAGGAATAAGGCAGGGTCGTCCCCGTCCATCATCCCCGTCACGCTTAGCCCCTGTTGAGAAATCTCTAGTATATCCTTGGTTTGGTAGTTCTTTGGTGTCCATAGTTTTTTAATAGTGTTTGTTCTGAAACAATAGTTATCACTGCGTAGTAGTCGTGCCATCCAAGCGTTCATCAGTGCGTCCCGTTCAGTAAGCCCTGCTTTCTCGTAACATGTTACAACGGTCTCCCATGTGTATCCATCCTTCTCCAGTATTCGTTCCGCTTTCACCACACCCACGCCGGGCACTCCGCTGTATCCATCCGTATGATCTCCTGCTATGGTTTGTATCAAGTGATAGTTGTCCGCCTCTTCCTCACTTGGTTGGTGGTACTCTCCCTTGTTATAATCAAAGAAGATACCGGGCACACTCTTGAAGTCTTTGTCGATACTAACAACAATCGTCTCTTCATCCATTGCTTTATCAGTAGCTAATATAGATATAACATCATCCGCCTCGAGGTTCGCCCACAACACACCACCTAACTCATCGATGATCCACTGCTTTACTTGTCGTAAGATGATGGGCAGTCGTGACTTAGCACGGTTTGCTTTGTAGTCTGGGTTTAATTTACGACGGAAGTTCGCACGATCTGATAGACACAGTACTACATTCTCCGTCTTTAATTTCTCTTGGAACTCTACGATCTTGTTGATAACACGTGCTTTAGCTAATGCCATGTCTGCGTGGACCGTCCACAGTTCGTCCTTCCAATGTATTGATTCTTCGGCTACGACTGACGCTTCAAACGCTAATACGTCTGCATCAATCAGCAATGTTGTTTTGGTTTTACTCATAGTAGATACTCCAGTTCTCTTGGTATTTTTTATATTTTGATTTGCTTGGGTTCTCAGGGAATAGCTTGATGTTCTTACCTGTTACTACATCTCGTGGCATCATCCACCACTCATCCCGTGGAGATATATAGATAGCTACAACATCAACATCTTCCGACATGTGTAGTTTCATATTGCTACCTGTTGATGTGTTGACTGTGTATGCGTTGTGGTCCTTCACGGATGTACTCTTTACTTGTACCTTTAGATCACCCGCTGGACAGCTAACTATAAAGTCCCAAGGCATCGGCGTTGTTGTTGGATGTGGTTCAAAGTCACGCTCCAAACACTCTTTAATGAACACGGTCTCTGCTATTGTACCGATGCGTTGGGCTTTGGAAGTTGGCATAGTTAAGTCTTGGGTATCGTACAGGGCAGCAAGTGAAGTATAGTAGTCGTATTGTAACTCTGCCATCTTAATGTGTCTCCGCCCAGTTGTTTCCGATCTTGAACTCACCGTCCAATCGTACATTCAGCTTCAGTTCTTTCCCAGCTTGTTGAATAGAATCAACGGCTAAGTGTCCGAATGCTTGTGCTTTATCGGGCAGTACCTCAGCTTGGAACTCGTCGTGGATATTAGCTACGAATGCGTACTCTCTGCCGTGCTGCCATCTCAGTTGGTTGATCTTATGGAACAATTGGATAAGTGCTACCTTCATACACACGGCACCAGCTGATTGTAATAACATATTCAAAGCTGCGTGACTACTGCGTATCGGAAGGATGCGTCCGTCTAAACCAATCAACTCTCCACCGTGTTTTACTTT